AAAAGGGTTAAAAATAGGGTCCGGGTCCATTTACTAAGATGTTAGTTTTATAATGTAATTATAAGTATTGCCTTTATAGGATGTAAAATTACCTCCCATATACACTTGATTAGAACTTGTAGGTTCTATCGCTAAGACGCTGTTATTAAATCCTGTTCCAAAGCTCACAGAAGTATTAATAGTACCGTTAGACCGTACTCGTACGATACGGTTAGCAGAAGAGCCACTATAAGTAGTAAAACTTCCCCCTACATAAATATCTCCAGAACCATCAAGAGTATCTGCTATACTATAAACAATATTATTAAATCCAGTAGTACCCATATTAAATGAAGTATCGCGCGTTCCGTTAGAATTTATTCTAACTATCCGGTTTATACTAGTAGAACCGCTGTAGGTGGTAAAATTTCCGCCAACATACACACTAGTACTGTTAAAAACTTGTTTTATAACATAAGGCGTCTCATTAAACCCAACTGCATTACCTACTCCAGTATTAAAACTACCAGTACCTACTAAAGTACCATTTGAATTTATCCTAGCTATCCCGTTTACCTGAGATCCGCTGTACAGGTTAAAACTACCTACTGTGTAAATCTGCCCAGCACTTTGTGTAACAGGTAATATACCGAATACCGTATTTGCAACCCCCCCCGTCCGTGTCGCCCCCGTACCTACATTAAACGAAGTATCTAAAGTACCGTTAGAATTTACTCTAGCTATTCGATTTATGCTCGAACCACTATAGATAGTAAAATCTCCACCAACGTACAACTTATCACTGCCGCTAGCAAGAGCTATAGCGTAGATATTACCCGTCGTGCTAGTACCGGGGTTAAACGTAAGATCACGCGTTCCGTTAGAGTTTATTCTAATTACTTTATGGCATGTAGATCCGCTATAACCAAGAAAGTCCCCGCCAACGTATATGCTAGTACTCCCACTAACAGGCACTATAGCTCTTACTTCTCCCCCAGTGAATCCCGTTCCTGTATTAAAACTAGAATCAACAGTACCGTTAGGGTTTAATCGAATTATAAGATTCGCAGTACTACCGTTGTACCTATTATAATTCCCTCCAACATATATTTTACCTGTGGTAGTCCCGTTCGCATTCCTCTCTAAAGCAATTGCATTTACAGGTCCGTTAAAATTCCATTGTTCTGGAACCAACTGACTTACGATAGCGTTTCTATGTAACCCTAATATAGGCATTTTATGGATCTACTACGGTTTTTAAAGCAGACATAAGTAAAGCTTCTCCTGAAGATTGAGTTACTTGAGTAATAGTCCCATATATTGCAATACCAGGTGAAAATGCACCCGTTATAAAGTTATTACTAGGAGCCGCGGGGTTAGACATACCATTCATTACAATTCGAGCTACTGGGGTACCTCTAAACGGGTAATATGAATAAAAATATCCTGAAGCACTTGCTGAGCCTGATAAGTAAACTGTTCCTCCTAATCCATAAGGGTGGGAAAATTGATCTATTACTGCCATTTTTATCTATTTAATAATTCTTCTATATCGTTTAAGTAATCTAAAATTAGATCTGTTGGTTTAACAACAGCATATGATTGGGGTTTGTCTTTATAGTAAGCTATAGTTTCTTCCTTAGCATTGTCTATAAGAGGGTATAAATTATTTAATTTTTCCTCAATTTGTTTGAATGCCCCTATGCGTTCTTCTTGAAAATTAATCCTAGCAGGGTCTGCTTCGTTGAGTTTTTTGGATAGTTTATACTTATACATATTATTTTCTCCCCATAAATATTTGGTATCTATTGCTTTTGATTGAGATGCTAGTTTTTTTGGATTAACTAATTTATATCCTAATTTTTTTGTATAATAGTTTTTAACTTTTTTTCCAAAAGCATAAGGAGTAGCATACTGTGCTCCTGCACCAGGTGTAAATGATGCTGCACCCGCCCCTCCACCTGTACCTGATAATTCTTTAAGTTTATACTTGTACTTTCCCATTTGCCTTTTTTAGTTCTTCTACAAGTTCACAATATTGGAGTAAATCAATTATATTATCGTTTTTAATAGGAGTAGTTTTTTCTACTTCAACTATTAAAGGTAAAACCTCATTTAACTTAATTTGAACTGCTTTATCTGTAATATTTTTGCTTAGTTTGGTAAGTTCAGTTTTAAGCTCTTGTATTTTTGTATTGTAAAATGTTCTAAGTTTAGGCGTAGAATCAACTGATGTGATAAATTCTTTTAATACTTGTTTTTGAGACTCGTGTAAATTAGTATACTTAGTATTAAACTTTTCTAGTAAAATTTTATATGTTAAAATCCTTAAGTCTTTGTCGTATGATTTAAATTCGTCTATTATATCTTCTTTAACTTTAGATTCAGTAACAGGGGTAGTAGATAAATATTCTAATAAAGCAAATCTATTAAATGAAACTTGTTCTACATCAATTACTCCTGAAGATTCTATTTCTATTAATGAGTATAAAGCGGCTTGTGCTTTATAATTTGGTAATTTGGTTTTAAAAAACTCGTCTAGATTATAGTGTTTTTGTATTTCACTAATTAAATTGTATTTTTGTTTTCTTAATGAAGTTTTATTAAGTTTTTTAGATGATTCTAAGATAGTTTGAATTAAAATATTTGATTTGGTTTCACTTAGTTTTTTGCTTTTAGTTAAACCCTCATATAACTTTAATTCTTTACCTAGTTCACTTTTTACAAAATGTTTTTTAATTATGTTTAAGGCAGGAGATTGAATATTATTAAGTGTATCAGCTGTTACCTGACGTACTAATAATTCAAATAGAATACCCGTATTCTTAAACTTGGAATGTTTTATCTTCATCCTAGGATTTATTTATAAATATATAAAGATATTTACTCAGTTAAATTATTTTCGTCTAATAACGATTCTCCTGCACTTTTCTTACCAAAGATAATATCTTTATTTAGACTTTCTAATAAGGTTTTGTTTTTGGCGTACACAGATTTGGAAGTTTCTAAAGCTAAGGGTGAACCTCCTTTGTAATTTGGTGTTCCAAATCCTTCTTGGTCATCTACTTTATTATCTTTTCTACCTAATCTGTCTCTGCCTAATGCGTTTTGTTGGGTATTTATATTAGATACTTTTTCTTCAGGGCGGCCTAGTGGTGCTTTTTCATCGTACCCTTGGGGTACTGAAGCATCTTCGTATCTATTTCGACCATATAAAGAAGCTAAATCGTGTGGGGTGCCGTATGAGCGCCCTGTTTCTTGCGGATCATTTCCTTCTTCTGCTATTTGTTTGTTTCTAAATGCACGTTTTTGGTCTTCGATTACCAAATCTCTATATTCTTCATATTGGTCTTCACTGAATTGGAATACATTGTGGTATATCCAATCAGTAGGAATGATTTTTAACTCAAGCATTTGGGCAGCTAAATCAACTTTTTCTTTTAGTAATGCTACTTTTTCTTGTTCAGCAATAATTGAAGGAGTTGTTAAACTCAACTCAAAATTTGTTAATTGGTCACCATCATACCCTTGAGTATATAAATGTACTAATGCTATTTTATATAATTCAGATAATAAAATACGTTGTATTCTATCAACTGTGCGAGCAAATCTAATATCTTCTGCTGCTAATGTTGCTTTACCTGTTAAATCTTTTTCGTATCCCATAAATGCTTTAGGCACCTTAAGGGCAGCAAATAATTTATCTCTTAAATACGCAACGTCTTCTATACCATTATATTCTAATCCTTTAGCAGTATCAATTTTAGTTGTTGAATCATTGCCTCTTACTGGGATATAATAATCCTCAAGTAAGTTTTGCATGTTATATTTTAGATTATATTCACCTGTTTTTTCATCAATCAATGGGGTTTTTTTCATTGTTTGGATAGTCTTTTGCATAAATGCATCAACTTCTTGGGGAGGAATATTACCTACGTTTATATAAAATATACGTCTTTCGGGAGCACGAGAAATTCTATGAATTAACATTGCATCCTCCATTAAGATATATTGTTTAAATAATCTACGACCTGGTTCTAGGTATGAACGACCATAAGGAAGATAGTTAACATCTGTTAATAATCTAAAATGGGCAATTTCGTAGTTATCAAATACAATTTGGTTTTCGGAGGGTTTAGTATTAGGAGTAGCATAATAACCTGATCCTCCTGTATAATACCCGTTAGGAGAAAATGTAAATTGAACTTTAGCAGGATTTTCTATATCAAAATTTTCTTGTCTTTGTATATGATATGCTGTATAGGGTATTACATTATATACTCCAAACTTTTCTGCTATTTCTAATTTAAGGAAAAAATCACCATATTTACACATTTGGCGAGTCCAAGACCATAAATTAAATTCAATATTTAGTACGTCATAAAATAAATTATAAAGTACTTTTTGTATATCATCATCACTACTCCTAATTTGAAGTACCTCACCCATATCGTTTTTTAAGGTACATTCATCAGCTATAATATCAAGGGCAGAAGCTACAATAGCGTCTGTATCCATTGTATCATAATCACTGTATAAATAGGTTCTTAAATATTGATATTGTTGATTATATTGTTGCCCTAATAATGAAGTAGCAGCTGGGTTTGTGTAAAGTTTATTAAATTTATCTATTAGAGAATTTGTTTGGAATTCCCCGCTAGTTTGAATTTTGTCAGTATCAATTACTTTTAATTGATTGCCTCCATCGTTTCTAATGATTACGTCTGTTGAAAATAGACGCCTTAATCTCGAAAATACATCAGTGTTTGCCATTGTTTATAAATATATTAAAGAAGCCATCTTATGTCTTCTTGTTGATCCCCTATTTGTTGCATATATGGGTTAGGGATATTATTATTATTAAATACTACAGGAGTATTATTTTTTCTCATATTTCCTAAAGCCGCTCTAGTCATATCTAGACCTTGCTGTTGGAATTTAAGTGATGTATCTCTTAAATACATTGCCATTCCAAAGGACATTACTAAATCATCGTTATAACCTTGTTGAGCTTCGGGTCTTCCATTTTTCCAAACGAATACTTTCATTTCTTCAAGTAAACGTTTAGATTGTATTGTAACACTTTTATCACCAATATATTCTCTCATTTTATTTACTATAAGAGGACGAGTACGTTGG